ATGAATAGTGGCATATGCACCGCCATAAGTTGCAACAGCTCCAACGCCAAGACTTGTCCCATCAAACGTCAGCGCAGTTCCAGTGGCAACCTGTTTGCTGCCATTGAGGTACATCACGCCGTTTGCTGTGCCACCGGAAAGGGTGACAGTAGACGATGCAGACAGCGTAGTAAAAGCACCAGTATTTGCTGTTGTAGCACCCACAGTGCCATTGATGTTGATAGATGCCGTACCAGTCAGATTTGTCACAGTACCACTAGAGGGCGTACCCAATGCGCCATTGAACAACACAGGGGCACCAGCAGAGCCAATATTTACGGCAAGCGCGGTGGCAACTCCTGTACCAAAACCGGAAATGCCTGTGGCAACAGGCAAGCCTGTGGCGTTTGTCAAGGTTACGGATGCGGGTGTGTTCAACACAGCACCAGCACCCAACGTAGCAACACCAGTGACCGCCAACGTACCACCGATAGAAGCATTACCTGCCATGTACAGGTCTTTGAACTTCAACGAGCTAGAGCCAATGTCAACAGTGTTGGTAGTCTTTGGAGTTACAGCAGCAGCACCAACTACAACATCCTGTGTTGGACCCAACACAAGAATGGGAGCGCCTTCACCAGTAGTGCCATCATGGTTGTGACCAGTGGAACTATTGAACGCTGCCTGAATACCATCGAACTCATTATCGAGATCGGTAGCATTGATAATGTTGCCGTCAGCAATATTATTGGTAGTGTCTGTACGTACGTAGCCTGTCATATGTTTTCCTTAGCTAGTTAGTTATAACGCATTAGCGTCTATCGTGTGTACTATATTCAATGGTTGCGGCATCTAAAGAGAATGGTGGGTTCTGTCCATCAGAAACAAACTGAATAGAAACACTAAAACCTGAACCAATCAGTTGCGTCTCAAACTGCTTCTTCAACTTGTTGCCATAAACTGTAGTGCCGTACTTAGCACCACTATTGCCATAGAAACCAACAGTACCTGTTTCGTTAGACAACAAAATGGTTTCAGGTTGAATAGACCCAAGATTGTCAAAGTCAAGTTTCAAGTTGACAGAAGTTGTAACACCACCCTGCGGGTCTGTATAGAGAACCATCTTGTAGAATGTCTTACGCACACGAGGATCATTGATGTAAACAAAAGGTGTAGCAAATGAAGCAATGATGTTAGAACCATCAAAGCTGTTACCACTTTCCATCTGATACACATATCCATCACTGTGAGCAAACACTAACGTCTCTGTCTGATTGGTGTAGTCACTGTCACAGGCATAAGCTTTGATGCCTACAGTTTCTGCCCAAGACATAGCGCCTGTATCATTACCAACAGTTTGTGTTCCAATGACACCCTTTGCGTTCGACGATGTAACGCTGCTATTATATCCGAAGATGCGGTATTGACTCTTTTGCTTAATAACACAGCTTGAGAAAGACGAGCTTGAAGCAATGAGTGAAGTCATCTCATCTTGAATAGTCTTCGATACCACACCCAAGTTGAAGTCACCGACACGATCTGTGGCGCTCAACAAACGCAAGCCTTCAGGTCCGAGGAAGATGACATCACCACCAATTTCTTCAATGGTGTCAGGGGCAACGCAACCTACATTGCGCGTAATAGGCTGCAACAAAAAGTCTTGCAATGTATTACCCGTCAACTGGCTAATGGTCTTCTCAGTAAAGATGATGAGACTTTCACGGAACACAATGAGACCTGTAATGGCACCATCAACATTGATGACACCAGAGCCATTAGCAGCGGAGAAGTCTGAGTCGGTGTAAGGTGCTGTAAATGTAATTGTCTCACCCTTAGAAAAGAACATTTGGTTCTTATGGTATGCAACAAACTCAGCACCAACTACATCGGATGGTGCAGATGATAGTGCAGTGAAGGTTGTGCCGTTCCATGTGAATGGAAAATTATAGCCATCAACACCCATCACTTTATCAACACCAGCAATGCGATACTTGGCAGTACGCAACGTCATACCATTAGCACGGCTAACAGACTTCCAAGTGACAGCGGCATTATCAGCAGGACTAGACGCCAGCGATGGATAGATACTAATGGTGGCAGCAGTGGATGTAACGGTTGGTACAGCCAGCACTGTGTATACTTTTTCAATACCAGCAACTGTAAAAGTGTCACCAATCTGCGGGGCACTTGTTAGTCCATCAACAGCTAATGTAGCTCCCGTCTGAGAACCACCATTGACCAACACAGTACCATAAGAAGGCTTATTAATTTTGGTATAGGAATTACCAGTGGTGGAATAGATGTCACCGTTTCTGTAGGCCAACACTGTCTCATTCCAAGCAACCACACCTTTGATTAGTCCTTGATGGCTGGTGAAAGTGATAGTAGCTTTATCGGCAGGGCTAGACGCCAACGAAGTTGTCAGTGTCAATGTTGCTTGCTTATAAGTGCTGTTGTAGCTGACACCAGCAGTGGCAATTGTATAGGTTCCTGTAACACCAGAAATGGTGAAGGTGTCACCCACTACAGGTGCAGCAAACAAGTTAGAGACAATTAGAGTTGTTCCTGTTTGACCACTGCCTTGTACAACAGGTTCACCATAAGCTGGAACAAAAGAGCTTGAATATTTGTCGAAGCCCTCAATTCGACGATAGCCACCATCCACTGAAGGTTCAAAGTTCTTCAGCAGTCGAGCACTACCGGGTGCTTGAGTACCGTGTTGAAGAGGTGATAGGTTTGATACCAACCCTCCACGAAACTCAAAAGGATATGTCTGCCATCCGTCAGCCATCACTTAACCCTTTCACCAAAGGATGAAAACGATGTCTGGTTAATGGCTGTAGAACGCATGTAACTAACACGATTAACTAACATAGTCCGCATACGTTTGATGCCTTCTTCAAACTTATTCTTGGCAAGATTAGCTGATTGCTCATTGCTGCGGAACATGTATGCGTGATACATAGCGCCATCAATGACAACGTGTCTAAACCGTTCAGGAACAGCAGGAACATCAGTGGTGTTCAGAAGGTCTACAGGGACTCGATAATACTCATACACAACTTCATACGCCTGATCAGGGGCTGGAACAACTACCCATTCCAAACTAGGAGCATGTACAATATTTTTAGGAACAGTGAGTTTTGAAGTGTCTGTGGAGTATTCTTGATCGACTGCCTTTTCTAGGTAGTCCTCATACTGCATAATTGTCAGCTTCGCTGTGTCATTACCAAGTGTGCTATCAGCCTTGATGCGGAAGGTATCGAAGTCAATGGTAGATGCGTCAGATGGAAATGCATAACGACTAATACCAACCGACAACGTATCTTCAGCAATGACGTGATTGAAAGGCCAATCCTGACCAGCATCATACACATCACGCAATGCGGAATTAACAGAGTCTTTAATCTGCGAATAAAAACCAGAGGCGCTATCAAAGTTTGTTGAAGTGAGTTCAACTTCGTTAAGTCGTCGATTCACTTCATTGACCAAACCGATGTAATCGTATGCCATATTATTGTTCCTTAATCTTCAGACGCACAACTCGTTCGGCAACATTACCTGTGTTGTCTGTCATACGACACGTAAACTTGTAGTCGTAGTTGTTAGTACCAAGTCCAAGATTGATTGTGGCAACACCACCACTAATAGTTTGCGAAACATTTTGAATACCATTGACAGTATTGCCAGCAGTAATAGCGGTGGCAACGCCAGTAGAATTATCCACATACCATGTAATGGAGCTAATCGTTGCACCATTGAGGAATCTAGACCAGTCAATGCTGTAGTCTAGCGTTTCATCTTTGTCCTTTGAAGGCCATTTAAATGACATATATGTCCTCTATTCCTATTTAAGCAACCATTGCTGATCGGTCAGACCTGCTAGGCTTTCTGTACGTGTACACTTTTCTGTCTTCGCTCGACACATGTATAGAACGTGTCGAAGATGTAGACACTCTATCGACATATACTGTCCTGTCTTGCATTGCAACAACCATTGTTCTGTCACTGCTGCTACCACGTCTATCAACGTATACAGTTCTACGTCTATCATACAAAGCAGCTACAGCATTATAGTCAAATACAACGGTAGTTATAACAACACTACCAATAGCACCCGTAGCAGAAACACCATCAAATGTTGGTATCGCATTCTCTGCAATCTCAACACTACCTAGTGCAGACGTTGCCGATACACCAATTAATGCATAAACGTTGCTGGCTGTAACAACAACACTATCTAACAAAACCTGTGCAGCAACACCAGTCAATGTTGTGTTGGCATCTGCAACAACAGTCAAACTACCAACAGCGCCTGTAGCAGCAATACCGTCTACAGGAATGCGGTTGATTGATCGAACGTCAACCTCACCAATGGAGAAGGAAGCTTCAACACCTGTAACATCTGTGTTGGCATCAGCAGCTACTGTAAGCGAATCAACAAAACCTGTAGCGCTAACGCCTGAAAGAAGTGTTGTCGATTTAGCAACGACCGTTGTAGTTCCTACATCACCTGTAGCAGATACACCATCTACAGAAGTTGTGCAACCTAAGCTGAACGACACGTTGTCATTCAACAACGCAGAGGCCTCAACACCTGTGATGTTTGTAACAGCTATACCAACAACACCTACGCTGCCTACAATCGCAGGACTTACTAAACTAACAACAACGTGGTTTGAGTCGCCAGTAATGACAACACCACTATCCGAAGTGGCAACGCCAGCTACACCATCGGGTGTATAGGCTACATTACTAACGCCATAACGAGAGACACCATAGGTGCCTATGCCGTATATAGCGCCAGATCGTACAGTTGTTGCCATCTGTACCGCCTATTAAGCAATACGGATGATGGCGTTGGAAGCGTCAGCGGTTGGGAATTGCACTACAAAATCACCATTGGTCGATGTCTTATCTCCACCAAAAGAGATGACAGCAACAGCGTCAGTAGTACCTGTACCACCGTCAGTGGTGGTGTTATAAATGAGAGCACCAGCGGCTGTGATAGTAGCGTTAGGCCAAGTAGCATCGGCAAAGTCGATAAAGGCTGTGGTGCCGCTAGTAGTGGGATCGATGTTGGTCAGTGCAATGCCACCTGCTGTGTAGCCTGTACCGACAACTTCGTTAGAAGTGGTGTAGTCTGTGGTGGCTGCGCCAAGTGTTGCAGACGATGTATACAAAGCAATCTTGAAAGTGTGACCACTGGTGGCATTGAAGTCGTGCTTACGCTCCAACAATTCTTTCTTGAAGCTGGTGCAGAGTGCAGAGGTGATAGCCATAATATTTCCTAGTTATAAACAACAAAAGGGAGAGCCTCATGGAAGACCCTCCCTCTTAGGTCAGCCTAAAAGATTAGGCCAGTTGGTCGCGGTCAACAGTGTCAGCAGCAATGCGACCATCAACGTTCATCAGCACAGCCCACACACGAGCAACACCAGAAGTAGGTGCAGTAGTAGCAGTGGCGATCAACAGGTCAATGGTGTCAGCAGACGAACCAATCACGACAGGCTGGAAAGCAGCAGCGTTCTGGGCATAAGCACCAGCGGCAGCGGCGTCAGCATCAAAGCCGTCAACAAACACGTCAGCATCAATGCCTGTAACACCCAAGTCGAAAGTGGTGTCGTTAGACTCACCACCAAGGACAGTAGTGATTTCGAGACCAGCATTCAAAATAACGGTATTGGCGGGAACAGAGATGCACTCAATCACGTCAGCAGCAGCCAAGGCAGAACCTTTAGCGGTTGCGGCAGTAGCGAAATTAACAGAGACATCAACCAGATAAGGCACGGAGCCTGCGGTGCGACCAGCAGAAGCGCCACCAGCAAGAGTAGTAACAGTAGCCATTTTAAATTTCCTTTATGTGTAAATATATAAACGGGGAAGCCTTGTGAGCTTCCCCTGTTTCATCAGGCCACGTTGTACTTTGCAGTCACGATGCCTTCGGGACGCAAGATTTTGCGACCATACAGGTGCATACCACGAACGATGTCAGCGAAGCTGTCAGGATCACGATATGTCTCAGTCTTTGTCAGTTGCTGAGCAGTTGCCACAGCGCTGTCATGACCAGCGATAATCACACCGAAGTTCGAAGACTGAGCAGAAGCACCAGAAGTGCCGGGACCAGTACCGATCTTAGGAGTGTTGTTCGACACATAGACACGGAAGCCATGCAGGTTGTTCAGGATCAGGCCGTTTTGCAGACCGGAACCACCGAAGTCACCATTCAACAGGCGGCTGTCTTCGTCCTTCAACATCTCAACAAACACTGGGTCAACAACCAACCAGCGACCTTGAGTGTCCACAAACTGTGTATCCAACAGACGACCCATACGGGCAATCACAGTCAGAGGGGAAACAGTAGTGGTCGAAGCTGCGGTAGCGCCGGGGAAGCGTGGAGCCAATGGGATGGAATCACCAGTAGAACCAGCAGAGGTCAAGTTACCAAAGTTTGGACGGCTCAGTTTCATGCCCGACAACAGTTCGTCAGAATCAGCAGAAGCAATTGCCTTGGTGCCGGGAGCAGTGGTGCGGGCAGTGTCGCCGTTCACATGCTTGGCAGACTGCGAATAGCCAGCCAAATATGCCAACACGTCTTGGTCATAGTTGTCGCGCAGACGATAGGCAGCACGGTCCGAAGCCATCTGCATGAAGTTCACATGCGAGTGAGCAGCTTCGATGTCGTCAATCTTGAAGGCGTAGTAGTTAGCCTGATCGACCACCAGAGTGAAGTCTTCGTCGTCGAGGTCTTGAGCGGTGATCTGAGTACCACGAGCGTAGGCTTGGACGCTAACCTCTGGCTCCTTAATTATTTTGACACTATCCCCCATGTTAGCAATTTCACCGAAGTAATCGCTATTGGTGATGTCTTCAACAGTAGAAGCTTTGCGGAAAGCAAGTTGTACGTTTTTGCTGTAAATAACAGGCGAGAAATTGCCATTAGGCAGGTTGCCGTAACCGGCAGCGGATGGGAAAGCCATGATAAGTTCCTTATAGATAAATGTATGGCATATACTAAAATACGCTCACTCAAGTTCCACAGGGCTGTATCAACTAGGTGTATGACAAACCTCTTCTAGCTAAAGAGGCTGACATAGGCTAGATCAACTAGGTTGTCTGTTTACTTACGTTATGCGTTACTAAACGACAAAGCTCAATAAACTGATCTTCAGTGTAATCAAGCTTCATCCTATTGATAGGAACACAGACAAGTTGAATATTATCAACTGTATAGTCTTTGCTACTATCTACTCTGTCTAGGCTTACTGTATTAAGTTGGTGGCCTTCGCTAGTCAGCGGCAACTTAGTGTAAACACATAGACCTTCTTGTCTCTGCCAAACATCATGAAGATGTTCAACAGTGATAAAACACTTTTTATTCTTTCGTTTACCAGCGGTCTTCACCAACTGATCAAACTTATCATCAAGCGTCAGATTCGTATATCGTTTCTGATTCTTAACACTAATCTTTTCTTTGTTGTTTTCGTAGTATCGTCTATCTTGATCTTTGGATTTCTCGGGATTAGCAATTCGCCAATCCTTAAGTTTCTTAGCCAAACAAATCTTACATACAGCTTTGTAACCAGAGCCTGTAGTTTTACCAGATTTACCGAATTCACTTAACAACTTAGTCTCGCCACACACGCGGCAAGTCTTCATCTCATTCATAACAATCCCCGATTAGATAAAGGACTAGGCCATGAATCGGCATGGTCAGGGGAGCTACCCTTTTCGTCCTGTTTAAAGTTATATCAGACTTTTTCAGCCCGTGTCAACTCTTATCGTGCATTACCACTCAAGTCGTATACAAACTTACCAGAAATCATAGCCTTCTGAATAGCTTCAGCGTTCTTCTCATATTGCAAAGAACTCATTTTAGCCACCTGTGATTCATAGATTACACCATCGGTGTCTTGGCTGGACGGTGCAGATCGGCTACCACGGGTGTTAATACTCTCTGCTGCACCAGAAGTTTTCTTCTCCGGTTTCGCTTTACCGATGTTACGATCAATCTTATACAGATCAATGGCACGAGCAGCAGAACGAGCATCTGTATCATTCTCATATAGAGCTTGTTGCACCCAAGCTGGTTGTTCATCTGCCCATTCATGGAAGTCATCGGTGTCTCTGATAGTATCGAAATCTGGGTGTAGCTTCAACAATTCAAATTCAGCCTTCTCTCGTGCTGTCATTTTGTCTCGCTCATCCAATGCTTTGAAGCGCTCATCAAGCGCTGCTGTTTGTTCTTTAGCTTTCTTGATGGCAATGGTTTCAACAATCTTTGCAACGTCTGGATAGGCCTTTGCCCATGTCGCCAGTTCGTCTTCACTTGTTGGTAGTTTGATTTGTTTTTCTGTAGACTGAGTAAGCTGCTGCTTCAACTCGTCAATTTGTTTTTGCAAAGCCAGTGCTTGTTGTTGCGAATGACGACGAAGATCGCCATAACGTTTCTTGAAGCTTTTCTCTTCAGCACTCAAGTTGCTATCATCGTCATTGTTGTCTTCAACTGACGTAGATTTATTGTTTTGTTCACTGAGTTGTTTAAGCTCAGCTTCTTCTCGTTCAATACGCTCACGGTTGGCGTTGCGTTTACCGAAAGGGACAATGGCAGTTTTCTGCGATTGTTGTTCCAATACCATATCAGTCATAAATACCTTTTAAGTTGGGGCTGCACTGTAGGAGACAATGTTGTCTCGGAGTCAGGTAGCCAATGATGGTGGGTGTTATTAAGTACCAGTCTGCCCACCACAGACTTTGGTATTCTTATTGTAGCTTATTTACGACGAGTAGCCAAACTAGTTGCTTTGGTTCGACTTGTTTTCTTTTTAGTTACGAATCCACCTTTAGCAAGACCATCACCTGCACCGATTCCACCGCCACCATCACCAGCACCAACACCGCCACTACTAGACCCAGCACTGCTTCCAGCGTCAGCACCAACACTACCAACACCCATACCACTTGCGCCTACACCATCAGCAGCGGCAACACCAGCGGCGGCAGCAGCATCGGCAGCAGCAGATGAAGCAGCATCGCTTGCTGCATCCATACTGTTAACACCAGTAGTGCTACCAACACCAATACCTACAGCGGCACCGGGACCAGTAGTTCCACCATCAACTGAAGCAGCAGCATCAGCGGCTGCGGCGGCGGCAGCGGCGGCAGAAGCACCACCTATAGTGGCAGTAGCGGCGGCTTGAGCAGCGGCAGCAATTCCAGCATCAGAATGACCAGCAGCGGCAGCGGCAGAGGCGGCGGCAGAGGCAGCAGAGGCAGCAGCGCCACCTGTTCCAGCAGCGCCGGGAGTTGCTGACTGTTGACCGGGTGGTGCAGAACTTAATGAATCAACAGCAGAAGCTGTAGCGGCAATTCCTTGTGTTGTAGCGGCTTCTGCTGCTGTCAATCCCATTTGAGAAGCCATTGCTGCTTGATTAGATGCAGCGGCCTGAGCAGCGCTCATCGAGTTCATGGCGCTGGCAATTGCTCCTTTACCGATAGAGACAAGACCAGCACCGGGTATACCCATGAGACCCATAACGGCACCAACAATACCAACCTGTGATGCTGTGACATTACTACCTGTGGCAAGACCAGCATCATCTACACCAAGGCCAGATGTACTTGTACCACCATCTCCACCGCCACCACCATCTGTAGCGCCTGCACCAGCCGTAGTAGGTGCAGTTGGTTCTGGTGCTGTAACAGCCGATGGCTTAATCTTATATCCTTGTGGAATGGACAACTGTGCAATGCCGTTGATGAATGGAATATAAATAGTTTGACCAGCATCATTGGTCATAGCCACCATTTCAAAACCTTTAATCGGAGCATCACGATAGAGCTGTTCATTTTCTGCGCCGCCTACATAACCGCCTGCTGCATACTCTTTACCATCTTCTTCAGCCATAATGGAATCAATTTCAGATGAAAAAGAATCATCGTCCATTTCATCACCATGTAAGGCTTCAGGATTGGGTACTTCATCTGCATTACCCATCTGACCAATCTCTTCCATTTTCTTAAGACCAGCCTTGGCTTTATCACGAAGCCTCATCAATGCCTCAAGACCAATGTAGCGAACAACATCAGCGGGAATAACAAACTCACCATCGCTCAGTTTAGCGTTAATGTCGTCTCTCACTTCTTCCTTCATGGCACCGGGAGGTACATCATTACCGGAAACTGGATCGACGGTGCCACCTTCTTGCATGACGCCACCTTCAGCGAACAATTGGTTCATTTCATTTTGCATTGATTTCGTCTTTCAAATATTTCAACTGACGCAGTGCAACTATTGCACCCTGTGCTTTAAACACATCAGACATCTCAGTTGCTTGTTCTAGTTTACGTTGGTGCTGCTCAATATCATAATCAAGTTTATCAACAAAGGCATCCCACAGATGAGGACTGTTCAACATACCTTTGAGTTTGGGAAGGAATGCTTTATCCATTAAGCGGCTCCAACAGGTGCAGGTTGAGGTGCAGCGCTAAAGCCTTGCTCACCCGGTGCAGGAGCAGCACCAATACCGATGTTGCCACCGCCACCACCTGTCATATCTTGTACACCCGGTACGGCAGGAGCACCACCAGCAGCAGGAGCAGCAGCAGCCTGTGGCATCAATGAAGCTTGACGAGCAGCTTCATCCATATTATTAGTAACCTTATCCTCATCAAGGTCCATCGCCTTTGCAATTTCACGGATGATATAAGGCATCTTAGCGAAAGGCATCAATGCAGGATTGCTGACAATCTGCAAGAACTGCATCAGACGCTGACTACGCACTTCATTAGCCATCAGCGATTCTGTACCACGAGCATTAACTTCCAAGTCGCCTCTAATTTCAGGATCGAAATCAAACTGCATGTTGAAACTGAAGAAGGCTTTACCAAGCGGCGCCAACAGATAGTCATCAACGTTCTTAATCACAGTTTTGATAGAACCGCTGGCAGCATTCATCAGCATAGAAATACCAGAAGCAGTACGACCAACACCACTCACACCAGTTTGACCATGAGCAAATGAAGGCATACCCGTAGCTTCATCGGAAAGCTGACGAGCCTTGTCAAACAATTGAAGGTTTTCCTGAGACACGTTAGGAAACTTAGTACCAAACAAGCTTTGACCGGGAGCACCGCCTTGACGACGAAACACCTTGCCGGGGTAAACACTCAAGTCTTGTCCCGGAACAAGGTTGGTTTCGTCAATTTCAAATACCAAGTTTCCAGACAACACAGCATTATCAACAGCCATACGCATGAAGCCGTTCATCAATGTTTGTGTGTCATCCATATTTTCAGCAATACCAATACCAGCAAGACTGTAGGGATTGAGTTCATAAGGAACAGCATAATAAGGAATCTTAGACGGCTTGAACGGATTCAACACCAACCGAATAATCTTACCGTTGCAATACCAAATGTTTGCTTGCAGTTCACCAACATCTTGCAACTCTTTTGGAACATCAACTTCATTTTCGATGAGCATGTCAACATCAACGTTGCCCCAATACTCCAACACCTCAAACCGATCAACACCAAAGTTTAAGGAGTAGTCTTTAATGGTATCTTCCCAATACTTCTTTGTGTATCCTTCACCACCAGCAATGATGTCATCAATGACATTCTTACGGAAGTGTGGTCGATTCTTCAATTGACGAAGCTGAGTACGAGACAACTTATGACGCTCAATAACATATTGGCATTCGTCTGTATTGTTGGCATCAGGGTCCCAATAGAAGTTCCAGATTGAAACATGAGAGCCTTCAGGTACTGTCTTGATGACAGGGGAATATTCGCCGTCTTCTTTCCAATTTGGATATTCTTTATTGACAGCAAACGGACCCTTCATAACACCTGTACCGAACAACGACATTTCAAAGCCTGTTGAACGAAGATGTTTATTCATGTTGCTTTCATTAAGCTGGTCATGAATCTTCTTCTCCATCTTCTTAGCTGCCACCATAGCGGGACTAAATGTAACAGACGATGGAGTTTGACCCGGTCCCTTCTTCAAGCCGGGAACATCTTTCAAATCATCCTTCAGTGAACCAAGCATCTCTTCCAGCTTGTCCAAATCAAAGTCTTTAGGAATATTAGCAGCACCTTCTTCACCAAACGGAATGGTCGGTGCAGCTTCTCCAGCTTTTGGATCGAAATGAACAGCCTCCAACACACCTTCAGGCAACACAGATGGGTCAATACTCAAAGGGAATTTGTTGTTAGAAAACAACACATCAATGATTTGACCATATGCTGCCAACACCTTAGTCTTTGTCACCTTCACAAACACACGCGACTTCTCTGTCGCTGTGAATTGCATGTCAGGACCATACAGACCACGATAGTTGCGATAGGCACGGAGCCAACGCTCTTCATCAGAGCGACGACTTTCTTCAGCACGGGTGTATCGCTGGTTGATAAACGAAATTAGGCCACCAGCTTTAAAGGTGTCCTCGACTTTAGAAGCATCATCCAAGATAATGTTCTTGTCGCTTTGTGGTTTGTCAATTAGTGCCATAGATTTCCATAATAATGTTGCAGAGGTATATCACTTAACCTCTTAGTAGTAAATATTTCAATATCCAAAGACGGGGTCTACCACCCTCATACCAGAGGATTGAGAAGAAGGATCAAAATCAAACAAGCCGCTCCGAGGACGACTCATAACACCATAACGTAAAGCATCATATGTGTGATCATTGCTCACTTTAGTGTTAATATCTTCAGCATTAGTCTTGTCAATTGGTAAAGTTGGTAAATCAGCAATGATTTGAGTACAGTTGTTGAAGAACACCATACGAGGTGCCTCTGTATACTGGTCAATCTGCAAGCGGCGGTGTATTTCGTTCTTACCCGCCACCCTACTACCAGCGGAACGGTCAGCAGGTCGCCATCTGCACCCCTTCATAATCATTCGTTCAGCAATGGATGGTCCAGTGTCACCACGTTTGTGCCAACAGGAACTATCCAACACTCCATAACGAATCTTTTCCTCAGACTCAGCGTTCAATACCATTACCGCCAAGTCTTCTGCCAACACTTTACTAACATAAAGTTCACGATAGACAACCAAGCTGTCGTCAGGAGCTACAGCAAACCATAATACAGCACTATGACTGCCATATCCATAGTCACATGCCCTAAAACGAGGCCAGTTTGAAGGAATGGTGAAGGGTTCTACTACATGAATAGCCCTATTGAACTCAGAAAAGGCTGCGCCTTCAGCAATATCCCAGTTTCCCTCAAGCAATTGCTTACGTTGATGTTCCGGTAGAGACAACAACATGGTTTCATAGTCACCAGACTCAGCCAAATAGGGGTTGTCCATCAGCTTTGCAGAGATGAACTTGCGTTTGAACAGAGGCAACCCCTCTTTACTATGCCCTTTTGGATAGACTAGCATCTGTCCTGTCTCAATATCGGTAGCATAGAAGCTTTTACCGGGTGGTGCAGGGACAATAAACATCTTCCTGACCCATTGATGACCGGGACCACCGGGGTTGGTGGTAGCTCTCATGAACACTGGAAGGTCTGGAGCGGCAGTACGCAGACGAGAGCGCATGTAGTTGTACGCAAATGGCGTAGGCCATTGTGTCAACTCGTCCCAAGCAATGTAGGAAAACGACAAACCCTGATACCGCATGACATCTTCGTCACGATCAAGGTAGGACATCCACAATTTTCCACCACTAGGATGCTGCCATTGCATCTTTCTCTCTGACCACTTGATGCCGGGATATATCTTTGGATACATCTCTTGCGATTTCCAAATGAGTTCACGCAGTTCTTCGGTGGTATGACGAAGAATTAGTCCAGAGAATTGTGGATGAGCTATGTAGCGAAGAGGATCAGCAAGAATGGCATAGCTTTTACCACCACCAGCGGCACCACCATACAACACTTCGCGTTCGGGAGCAGCTAGGAAAGCTGTCTGAGGACCGGGATTGGGTTTGAATATGACGTTCTCATACTCAACAGGCTCAACAATTGGTGCTGTTGTCTGAGAAGGTGGCGCTAAGTTGGACGTATCGATCACTATCGAAGAAGCTGTCTTGTCCGGTACCTGTTCTTTTTTCGTACTCTTGCGCTTTCTTAAGGGCTTTTTCGTACCTGTCGGCAAGCTCTCGATAAGTAGAGGACTTACGTCTTTGGGACTGTTCACTCTTAATCCTCTTCATCAAACCCACATGACTTATTTCTCTACCAGTCACAGTAGTGAGCCAAGCTGATACCTGTCTCAAACTATATTGCTTCAGATGCTTCTTAGCTTTCTCCAGCGCCTCTAGCTCTAAAGGTACAGGAACAAGCCATCCATCATCAGCTTCATCAACTACATAACCAAAAGGTATGGTGCGACCCAACCTCGGTATCTTAACATACTCTTTTGCATCTTTTGGTTGCGGTAGTATGAAGACACCCAAACCGAAGTCATACTTGGTAGTGTCAACCTCAATCATTCTTCTTCGCGTTCCTTAGCTGGCAAAATCATAACACCACCTGTATTGCTCTCCACCTGCACCTTCTCAGTTTTAACCAAGCCAGCGCGATCAAGCAAGTCTTTAGCAGCCGACATCTTCTCTTTAAGACCAAGCTCTGTAGGATCGTCAATGGCAGCAATCATAGCCACCGCAGCCTTTGGAGCCGCCATAGCAATGTAAAGCTGTGTAGCTTCAATGATTTCCTCTTTGAGGTGGTTGGTCAGCATCCGACGACTGTAGCCGTCAGAGAAACCTGCCATCTTCATAGCTTGGTTGATGTTGCCACCAGCATCAGTAAACAACACCTCAAGGAATCGTTTGTGTTGTTCTGTTAGTTCTTTCTTAGCCATTATTCAAAGGATCGTAATATTCTTCAACACTGACTGTGGCATCCATAGTGGAGCCAGCTTCAGGCGTTACAACAATGTAGTCACCAGCGCTCAATGCCAAATAGCTACCGTCAAGTTTCAGGTAGCTATAAGAAGAAACGGTGTAACCACCAACAATGTAATATTGTGTATTCAAGCTGGCATCATGCCATTGAATCGACACTGTCTTATTACCAGAAGTGGTGTTGGCTACAAAAAGCAACTCCACCTTAGCCGTATGGTTGGGTGGAACTGTGTAGATGGTATTGGCGGCACCAGCGGTTAAGTTGGTGCCGACACTTCTGATCTTTGCAAGCTTAGCGTCCATTACTTCTTAGCTTTCACTTTAGCTTCAGACAACGCAATTGCAATGGCCTGCTTAGGACTCTTCACAACTTTGCCACCTTTGCCGCTATGCAGGGTGCCTTCTTTGAACTCACCCATCACTTTGGCAACTTTGGCGGTTTGCTTCTTTGTCTGCTTCATTTCTTCTTAGCCTTCATAGGCTTGCCAACGCCAATCATGATTGCCACCATAGGCTTGCCCTTGCCTTCTTTGGCAAGACATTTACCAGCAGCTTTACACTTGGCAGGAGTGGGACAGCCTTCACAGGGTTTGAACGCTTTCTTTGTAGCCATATTATTTCTTAGCCTTCTTAGCAACAGAGCCACCCTTAGCCATGTTGGTAGCTGTACGCTGACCACGCTTTGGCAATGCTTTGGCAACAGCACCGCCCTTAGCCAGTTTTACACCAGCAGCACCAGCAGCTTTCTTCTCAATCTCATTAGCCTTCATGTCAGCTTGGTCACGCACCTCTTGAGGCAAGCTACGGTCTTGTGCTTGTTTGCGATATTCTGCAACCTTCTGTGCGTCTGTCTTCATCGTAGCCATAATAGTTTCCTTAAATAAAAAAGAGACAAAGTCTCCTATGTTTAGTTATAGCATGTCAACGATATTTAGCCGTCTTCTTTGCCACACTCTCAGGCTGAGCAACAAACTGTTTACCCTTCGCCTTACCCTCACGCTTAGCCTTTGTCGTTGCTGCATACTCCGCATCCGTCAAAGCCTTTATTGCCTTCTTAGGCAAATAGCGTTCTCCAGTTTCCGACGAAGGCTTTCCAGACTTTGTCGTCCACTCTTGTTTTGTCCACTCCTTCAAAGACTTCTGTGGCGCTTTAAGCGGCATTACCGTAACTCCCATATGTTTCAAGATAGTCAACAGCGTTACGAAGGATGACAGCGTTATCCTTGAACATACCTAGAGCGCGGTTGCACTGCTTGCAAAGAATACCACGAAACTCTCCAGTATTATGGTTGTGATCTATAGCGCTATCAATCAATGATACTTTTGTTTTACAAATAGCACAGCAGCAGTCTTGCTTGTTAAATTGCTCTGTCAATTGTTCTGGTGAAATACCATAACGAGCACATCTCTTAGCAAGAGTCCAAGGGTCTTTACCGCGATAGTCTTCAACTTTGTCGGGATTGTTTGCTACCCATCCCTTGTGTCTCTTATAAATACAAGTATTACAATGACTCTTGTAAAGATGCGCCATCTTTCCACCACGACTACGAAACGATGAAAGCGGCTTTGATTCTTTACAATCAGTACAAGACTTTACTGCATCAGTCACGATAACCACCGCCTTTTGCCTTGTACTCTTTAGCCAGCATTTGACTTTTTCTGGCGCTCCACTGGCCTGCGTCACCACCTTTGGTGCCAGCTTTAATCTTCTCAAACAATGCCTTACGCATGGCAGGCTTGGTGTAGTTGCCAGCTTCATTCACTTTAGATTTTGTAGCCATTACCACTTCACCTTATCTGCCCAGTATGCAGCCGACATCTTACCCTTAGCAATGTTGCTGGCATGACGAGCTTTGAAAGCTTCATTACGCTTGCTGCCGTCTGGACTGCCTTTAACACCAGCCTGTCCAAATCGAATGAGCTTCACTTTGTCACCCTCTTTAGCCAACACAGCATGACTCTTTGTCGGATGATCTGGTGTTGCCTTTGGCTTATTGTAGCCACTAAACTCTTCACTGCCTCGTTTGATCGCCATGTCAATATCG